CGAGGAAAGATATTCCTGCTGTTTCAGCACCTAATGATGATGATAAAGATATTCCAGAAACTTGTACGTTTGCATCTCCAGTTTGAGTAACGGATGCAATACTAAATGATGCGCTTATTCCTGTTATTGTTGGTTGAGAACCAGATAGATCACCCCATTCATTTTCGCCCCAAGTGTCTCCACCCCAACCTATTTGAATTTCGTTGTCTACTGTTACACTGCCAATACTATAGGATGCACTTATTCCTGTTGCGGTAAGTCCGACATCACCTTGTGCTGCCCAACTACCAGCTCCCCATTCAAGTGCACCCCATGTATTTGACATTCATTATAATCCTTATGCTAATCTTAAAATAGCTGCAGATGTTGTGAACGCAGGGAACTGAATTGTAAAAGTTCCAGACGTTGCAGTTTTATCACCGCCAAAATCTAATACAGCTACTGCATCAGTAGTTCCTGAACCACCGTCTGTAGTTGTATTGTAGATTAATGCACCTCTCGCCGTAAGAGTTACACCTACAAAAGATAGATCAGCAAAATCAGTAATCGCAACTGAAGATGAAACTTTAACTCCTTGGTTAACTAAAGCTTTTCCGCCAGCAGTGTATCCTGATGGTGATGAAACTTCGTTTGTAGTTGCATAATTTGTTGTTGACTTACCTAAAGTTGCTGAACTTGTAAACATCGCTAATTTGTATGTATCAGACGATGTATCAAAGTCATGTTTAGCTTGTAATAATTGTTTTTTAAAACTATCACAAATTGCATTAGTTGTTATTGCCATAATTGTTCTCCTTAACTTGTTGTGTTTGGAGATGGTGATGGTACTTTTACTCTTGGTACTCCATCATCATACTCCGCACGTCTTCTTCTGCCCATTTGTTGTAGAGCAAAATTCTGTATTTCTTCATCATACTTGCTTTTGTAGAGGTTGTATAGATCCATGGGACCTTTTAAAAACCTAAAAGCTTCAGATAAGACTCCATGTAAAAGCATGGACTCTTGATATGTAGATAAAAAGGTATTGTTAGAAGATGTAAAATTTGGTGGATCTTTTATGTAATTTATTTGAACTGTATCTGCAGCAGCAGGTGTTGGAGCTACTAATATATTAAAATCATCATAATTAGCATAATATTTAGGTGTGCCTTGAGTGCCAGATCCATTAAACTCAGTTATAAAACTTATATCTCTTTTTTCTAAAAATGTTCTTACGCCAGAGGCTACATGTTCAACTGATCTTAATATTAATGTGTCTGAAGGCATCGATACAGCTCTGTTACCAGCTGTAAAAGTTGATGTTGCATACTTTCTCAAATCATCGTAATCAACTTTTCCCGCTACATCTAATTCTACAGATCTTATAAAATCCTGAATTATAGCATCTGTTAATACATTACTATCTACTTCAGTGTAGTTTCTTACTTGAGTTAGAAAATTTGCGTGTGTTATAGCCATTATGTAATACTCACTGTTATTGAACCTAATAAAGCATCTAATTGTCTTCTTCTATTTTGTAAAGACGGATCTTCTGGCTCCATTGAATTTATATTTGTAGATAATGATGGATCACTATGAGTGGCTACAAAAGACTCAGTTCTAAAAGCAAATTGACCAGGTAAAGATAAATTAGCAACTCCAACAACTGTACCACCTGAGTCTGAAATAGTTTGATCAGGAGGTGAATTATTTATAAATTCTTGAGTTGGTTGTTGAAACTTCATTACTCTTGAGTTTTGTAAAGCGATAGCATCTGCAACAGTTCTTCTACGTCTAATCTGTGGATGTTTTGGTTCGAACTCAGATATATGCACTAATGAACCATTCCATTCTTTTACCATCTCTCTATATGGAAATTCCATTCCAGATCTATCTGATATGGCTTTTGAATTTTTTCCTGTTGCAAATTTAGCCATAATTAAACACTCGTTGGGTAAAATGATTGTGGCGTTATAAATGTAGATGTTCTTTGGCCATCTTCATCTAACGCTCTTTTTAATTCATCTTCGTATATTAATTTATTTTGTTGCACTAATTGTGGTGCTACTTTCATCGCTAAGTAATAGGCCAGTCCAGCACACATACAAGGTAAAAATCTGTAAGCTACGTCTGCTTGATTTGTGTATATACCCGCATCCTCAATTCTTTTAATAACATAATACTTTAGGTGAGTATATGTATTAAGATCTGGAGCTTGATATAAATATATCTTAGGTGTTGTTAACCTCTCCACATAATATTGAGATGGTGTACCTGTAGTAAGTTTATTTGGTAATGCAGCATAAGCTGATCTATCTATTTTAGTTAATGAAACGTCTTGTGTAGATGAACTCTCTGCTGAAATAGAAGATGACGATATGTAAGCTTCTAAAACATCATTAACGTCTGAAGAAACTGAGTATTCTGCTTGACCAGAAACTAAAGCATTTTCATCTAATTCTACTTTCCATAAATGAATGCCTCTATTACCCCACTCAGCAAACAATAGATTTAAAGAAGTTCTTGCAGATTTTAAATCATAACCTGAGTTTGTTCTTATGTTACATCTTTGATACCCTTCTTGAATAATATCATCAATATTTAAATTAAATGCTGTTGTTCCTGAAGTTCCCATTATAAAATATCCTTATAGTAATCTGCCATGCCACCTTTACTTTTTTTAGCAATTTTCTCTAATGTAACTGCTTGTGCTGCATGTGCTTTAGATGCTTTTTTTAATTTGTTAGCAACTTTTTGAATACCACCTTTAGAGTTTAATTTTACTCTTTGTTTTCCCTTACCAAATTTCTTATCAAACATTGCTGTGGCTTTATCTTTTTGATTTTTAATATAATTAACTAATGCTCTTCTAGATTTTCTCATAATTCTAGTAGCATCTTTTCGTCCAGCTTTTCTAGATTTTCTTAAAACATACTGAGTCATATCAAATAATTCACTTGATTTAGCTCTTTGAATATCTAGTTTTTTTAATGCTGTAATTTCTTTTTTATCTATTCCAGTTCTTTTTTTTATTTCTGGATCATAAACTTTATTAATTTTCTCTATAATTTTTTTTCTAGCTTTTCTAAATGGTTGAGATCTTACAGCAGCCTTGATACCTGTTTTAAGTAAACCTCCAGCTAATTTTTTTTCAACTTTAAATACCATACCTACTGGTTTGATAGTTACAGATTTACCTTTTTTCATACCAGGTAATTTAGGTTGTATTCTAATAATTCTTTTACCTTCTTTTTGTTTCATATACCTATCAAACTTTTTATTTTTTCTTCTCATGTTTTGTATGATTCTATTTACAGGTTTATCTATTCTTTCAGCCATTACTTAAATCCTTTCAACATATCACCATAATAACTTTCATAGCTTTTGTTAGATATGTATTTACCGTCTATCTCTGATTTTATGTATGAACCAATATACGGCTCTGGTTGTATTTTTGTACCTGGAGCTTTAGATGTCGTTTCACTAAATTGTGCTCTGCCCATAGCAGCTTTCACAACTTTCTTCTCAACACCTTTTATTGTGCCTTTATTTTTAGAGGCATAGAATACAGCTTTACCTTCTTTTTCACCATATTGATCTTTCATAGATCTCATTATCTTTTTACCTTTTTTATTTAGTGGCATAATTCTCCTATTTGAGCCAATATTATAACATTTTTAGAGCTTAGTATACAGCCTTACCTAAAGAGCTTTAAAAATTCAATGTTTTCTCTCTCTTGAATATATTTTTCATCTAACCCAACGAATTCACAATTCCAAGAAATTATAATTTTATCTTCAGATGATTGTAAATGAGGTGCTCTGTGTATTAAAAATGAAGGAAAAAATAAAATGTCCCCTTCATTTGCATCTAAGCTAAAACGTTTGTTTAAATTATCAGGATATAAAAACTGAGTGTAACAACTCTTATGATCTGTTGGTAATTTTAGATAATAAACTCCAGTATAATTATCTCCATGAACATGCCAATTATGAACACTATTTTTAACATATTTTTGAAACCATATTTGTTTTATGGTTAATCTTTTATATCCCATTTTTTGAGCAAAAACATTCAATTGGCTATAAATTGGTTGTATAAGTTCTTTTACCCAATCCCTCTCTATGTCTTTTGCTATGTTCCAATCAAATTTTTCTATTGAATCATTGATATCGTTAGTATCATTGTGGTTAGTTTTATTAATTTTATCGATAAGAGATTTTTTTAATTTTTCATGATCAAAAAATTTTGTTTGAAAAAGAGGAAATTTTAATTTTAGTTCTTTAATCATAAGAGCTATTCAAGATCAGTGGCATTACCAATAATTGGTTTGTATTTTACTTTGCCATCCTCTCGATATGCTCTCAATAATTGTTTTCTAGGTTTTTCAGATACGTAGCTGCAATGGACCCATCCGCTGTTTGGTTCACCAGGAGTAAAAAACTCGAGTATCATTTGATCCCAATTAAGGTTTGCTTTGATCCAGTCAAAGACCTCAGCGTTGCTTGTGCCCAGACATTCGAAGTCGACCGCCTCAGCCTTGGTATGTTGCGAATTTAATGAACTACCTATCTTTACACACAGCTCAGGGCTACGAAAGCAGCTGGTCACCGTTACCCTGCCGAAGTGGTCACGAACTGGCTGTAGAATATTTTCACAGAGTAATTTTAATTTTTCTATTTGATCTGCGTTAGGATTATTATCTATGCCCAGCCTGATAGCTGTGTCTGATTTAATAAGCTCTGCCAAGCTGAAGTTCCGTGAAAGTTTCATTTTATAAAAGTTTTATATATTGTAACATGACTTTATATAGTTTTGTCAATATCATCTAAGTGCTGCTTTCGGGTACGATACCACATGAGTAAGTCAAGTACAACTGATTATCGTTTATAGAACCACCCATTTCTTCAGTAAAAGTAACGATTAATTCACCACCTGCTTTTACGCATTTATTCCATGTTTCAAATTGCTCTGTAAGTTGCATTGGTGCATCACAACCCCCTGCTACTTTAGAGCAGATATAAAAAATTAAAAAATATTTCATTATTTTAAATGTAATTTCTTGATGGATTTTTCACCCATATAAATTTCTGTTTCAGCTTCGCTGCGTATGCATTTGTAAGATATGTTTGGATTAAAATCTCGTTCTGCTACTCTACGCGCACGTAAACATTCTGCCATTGATTCTTGTATTCTGTGTTCTTTGATCTCTCCATCCCAAAACATCAACAGGGCTATCACAGTTTCTATCATTGTCCGTTACCGTTGTATTTCATCTCTCTGTTTGCATCTTTTAATTTTTCAATGTCTACTAATACTTTATCCATTTGCCCTCGTAAGAATTGTATATTGACTTTGTTTAACGCCATATTTTCTATATGCTTGTTTAACTTATCTGTAGTCTTATAAAGATCTTCGATCATCATGAACTGCTCAGAATCTGCGGGCAATGAACCCAGTTGTCCACGTGGCCATTTAATTCTAAACTCTGTATTTTCTCCAAGATCTTTTTCCATTATTTGTATCTTAGTGTCCGCAATATTAAGACGTTCTAAAATTTGAAAGTAACCCATGGTGCCAAGTGCTACGATAATTATTAAACTAGCAACCGTCTTCATCGGCATTTGTACTGCCGCTTCTTCTGATATATTTAAAGGTTTTTTACTCATTTGTTTTTGGTTTCGGTGGTGGTATTATAATATTTTCAGATTCAATATTCAATGAGCTACCCCCAGGTCTTAAGCACACAGCCAGAAGACACAGCAAAAATATTAAGATTGCTGTGAATTTATAGTTCATAGGAACCTCCTATTTCTTTTTTTTCATTTGATAAAACATTTTATCAGAGTCTTCTGTGACTAATCTAGTATCTTCCGCATCCCAGTAAGTAGTTTGAACTTTATAGTCTGGCCAAGAGCTATCAGTAGTATAACTATTAATGTGCCAGAGAAGACGATTATTAGGCTGAGCTGCATAATTACCGTTATCAAGCTCCAATATATGCGCACACTTATGTTCTTGAGGAATTTCAGAATGTTCAACATCCAATATATTAACGTCTGGATGCGCCCAATCAATCGTAAATAAATATTTACCATGATAGAATTTTTTGTTTAATCCTAAGTATTTTCCCTTTACGCCATCCAACCAATCAAAGCAAGTAATGCTAGGCCAGTAGCTGAAACAGTTCCACAATTCCAACTCGTTCGGCTGCATATCAGGCACTTTGGTTCTATCAAATGATTTTTGGAAAAACGCTGAGATAGGCAATCTCCAATAGCACGCACCGTTGGGTAACATGATGTTAAATAAGAGTGCACGGCCTGAAATACTCGTGAGAGCAAAGATAACACAATCTTCACTTTCTCCATGATGTTTTTTAAAGTCATAAAGATACTCCTTTCTTACTTTACAATATATAGGAGGTAGATTTGCGTTTAAATATGCCATTTAACATTTCCATCTTCTCCTAGCCTGTCTTAGTCTAGAGTTAGGGTTTTTTGCTGCTTTAGGAAACTTTTTCATTTGTCCTAAACTTCTAGCACAAAATGATTTACGTCTCTTTGCGTCTTTTGACCCAGGCTTTACTTTACCCGTAACTGCTGTTTTTAATTTTGAACCAGGATTTGCTCTT